CGTAGCGAGTGCATAGTCTTTTATCCATTGTTGGGCTAGATAATCTTTTAATAATTCTGAATCTGGTCTATAGTTATAGCAATACAATAATAATTCTTCTTCTGCTCTAGGGCGTTGTAGTATAACTAGTTCTTTTGTTGTAGTGTTCCATTTGAATTCAATAAAACTACCAAACATTCTTCCTACTAATTCTTGATATTGACTAAACATATCATAGGTAGCAAGTCCGCCCATGTTAGTACTTGCTAAAAGGTACGTGTTAGTGTATGCTAGGTTGAATGGTTCAAATAATGTACCACCATCACCTCCACCACTTCTTGATCCAATACTTCTTCTAAATATTCTTCTAACCTCTACAATTTCTTGTGGTAGGATATATGTATTCTGATCAATAACTGTTGGTAAAAATATGTATGATTCCTCAACAGAGTTATCAGATCTTTGTCTGAATTTTGCAAGTGATTTCTTTAATGCTGTTTCGTAGTGCTCTGGATCAAGCTCTACGTCCACCATTCCACCACCTAAACTTAGGTTGATGTAATCAAATACTTCTTGTTTCATGCTTTTTAAATCTGACATATCTTCTTCTCCATATGTATTTATACGTTCGATAAATACTAATGTTATGCCAAGACTCAGTTTATACAAACCCGAAAAGGGCAAAGATTACGAATTTCTAGATAAAACCATCACGGAAATGTTCACCGTTGGTGGTACAGATGTGTTCATACACAAATATCTAGGCCCTTCTAATCCAGATGAAGCAGATGCTACTCCTTCACAGCCTCGCTATAATGCTGTAAAAGAGACCAATATTCAGGATATGCTTTTCCTTGAAAATAGGGATAGAAAATACGATCCAGACATTTATGTAATACGTGGCATATACAACGTACAGGATATTGACTTTGATATGAGTCAATTTGGACTGTTTTTACAGAACGATACATTGTTTATGACAATACCTATCAACACTAGTGTAAAAACATTAGGTCGTAAGATTATGCCAGGTGACGTAATAGAGCTTCCACACTTAAAAGATGAGTATGCTCTTAATGATTACCAAGTAGCACTTAAACGTTTTTATGTTGTAGAAGATGTTAACAGAGCGGCAGAAGGATTTTCACAAAGTTGGTATCCACATTTATATAGAGTTAAATTAAAACAAATTGTTGACTCACAAGAATTCAAAGAAATACTTGACTTACCATCAGAGGAAGGTTCAAGTAATACTTTACGTGATGTACTATCAACGTATGAACAAGAAATGCAAATTAATAATGCTGTGTTGGCTCAGGCAGAAGCAGATGCACCTAAGTCAGGTTATAACACAAAACAATTTTATACACTACAAGTTGACAAGTTTGGTAAACCTGAACTAGTTACAACTGATACTAGCACACTTGATATATCACAACAAGGTTTACTTGCTGATAGAGTTAACCAAACTCCAGAAAGATCAGGATATGATGGTTACTTGTTAGGCGATGGTATTGCACCAAACGGAGAATCATTTGGACATGGATCTAGTTTTCCATTGAATCAAATCAAAGGTGATTACTTTTTAAGGACAGACTTTATGCCAAACAGATTATTTAGATACGATGGCCAACGTTGGGCTAAACAAGAAGATAGTGTAAGACTTACAATGTCTAATACTGATACTAGAAATACACAAAAAGGAACGTTTGTTAATAACACTACTACAAATACAATAGGTGGTGAATCTGTTAAAGAAAGACAACCTTTGAGTAAAGCACTTAAACCTAAGGCGGATAATTAATGCTACATTTTTATGATGGACAAATAAGAAGATATATTACTCAGATAATCAGACTGTTGAGTAACTTCTCTTATGCAGATGGCAAGGGTGCTTTAGTACAAGTTCCTGTTATGTACGGAGATATTACACGTCAAGTAGGTGCTATCATAAGAGATAATTCAGAAAATAAAATTCCTAGTGCTCCACGTATAGGTGTGTATGTAACAGGTATGGAGATGGACAGAACTAGAACTGCTGATCCAAGTTTTACAGGTAAGGTACATATTAGAGAAAGAGAATATGATGCAACAGGAAAAGAATATTTAAACACACAAGGTAAAAATTATACAGTTGAACGTATGATGCCTACTCCATATACTTTACAAGTAACAGCAGATATATGGTCAACTAATACAGAACAAAAATTACAAATTATGGAACAGATACTAATGCTGTTCAATCCTAGTTTAGAAATACAAACTACAGACAACTATGTAGACTGGACTTCGTTGTCAGTTGTTAACTTAGAAAACATTAACTTTAGTTCAAGAAGTATTCCGGTTGGAACTGAAACAGATATTGATGTTGCCACACTAGGATTTAGTACACCAATATATATTAGTCCACCTGCTAAAGTTAAAAAGCTAGGTGTTATTACAAATGTTATAATGAGTATATTTGATGAAAGCAGAGGAACTATTGACCTAAGTAATAGTATGCCTGAACTACAAGGATACGATGACAGTAATGCAAACTTGGCCAAAGGTTCAGATACATCAACAGCAGGTAAATCAGGTATGGGTAAATCAAGCAAGTCTACTGCGAACTTGGCAGTATCAACTGCGTCTGGATATGATGCTATTGTAATGGGTAACATTGTACAACTAGGTAAAAATGGTATTGCTGGTGAAATAAACTGGCGTACAGTACTTGATGCACAACCAGGACAATACAGAGCAAGTTTAAGTAAAATCTATCTTGAAAGAGCAGGATTTACAACTTCAGTTGTAGGTACTTTTGCAATAAACACATTAGATGAAACACAAATTGTTGTTAATTGGGACGAAGATACTATTCCAACTAACACAGTTATAGTAGGTCCTTTAGCAACTAAAGGAACAATAGATTATATTATAGATCCAAGTAAAGTTAATCCAACTAACATAAGAGGTAATGGTATAAGAGTACTGTTATTAGGTGATATTGGTGATGCAACAAATGAAGATGGTGCTGATGCTTGGAAGGGATCTAAAGGCGATTTAATTGCCAAAGAAAACGATATTGTTGAATGGGACGGAAATGATTGGAACATTGTTTTTGATGCCAGTGGTAATAGCGGTGAAGATTCAACAGTACCAGAAGTAACATATACAACCAATTTAAATACAGGTGTCCAATATAAATGGGACGGTACTGCATGGACTTTAACGTTCGAAGGCGAGTATCGAAAAGGAACCTGGCGCCTAGTACTCTAGCATAATTACTAATATGAACAAGATTATTTGTAGTGGAGCTCTCTTCTATACATTAGATACACAAAGGTTCTTATTTTTACATAGAACACAAAGCCGTCAAGCTGATGTTTGGGGACTTGTAGGTGGTACTAATGAAAGTGAAGAAATTCCTTATCAAGCATTGATGAGAGAAATAAAAGAAGAGATAGGAGAATGTCCTCCTATTGTTAAATCTATTCCACTAGAAACTTTTGTAAGTAATGATGAAAAATTTAATTTTCATACATACCTTTGTGTAGTGAAAGAAGAATTTATTCCAGTATTAAATGGTGAACACAATGGATATGCTTGGGTAAGTTTTGGTAAATGGCCAAAGCCCCTGCACCAAGGATTAAGAAATACTTTACAAAGCAAATCAAACTTAACAAAATTACAAACAGTTTTCCAACTTATTAGTTTACTGGAGGAATAAATGATCAGAGTATACGGCGACATTATGTTAGATCGATGGATAGTCGGTGAAGCAAATAGAATGTCTCCAGAAGCACCTGTACCAGTACTGCTAGAAACTAATCAAGAATATTCAATAGGAGGTGCAGGTAATTTAGCACTTAACATAAAAAGTTTAGGATCACAAGTTGAACTTACTAGTGCTTTAGGAAATGATAAAGAAGGTTTTAAATTATTAGAATTAATCGAAGCTAGTAAATTAGAAGTTACAATAGCACAGGATCATAAGATTACAACAACTAAAACAAGACTAGTTGGCCAACGTGGACAACACATTGTACGTTGGGATACAGAAGTACCATACGTTGGAGATGTTTCACAAAGATTCAATAACAATATTAAAAAGCATGATATTGTTTGTATAAGTGATTATGCAAAAGGAACAGTAAAAAGAGATACTGTAGGAAAATTATTAGATAAAGATATTAAAATATTAGTTGATCCAAAACAAGATAGTAAATTTTATCATGGAGCATTTTTAGTAAAACCTAATATGCAAGAATACGAAACATGGTTTGGCAAGTATGATAAAGATAATGCTTTACTACAAATGAAAAAATTAGATTGGACTTGGTTAGTTGTTACAGATGGTGCGAATGGTATGCACGTACTAAACAGCCAAGGAGAATATAAACATTTTGTTGAACCTGTCAAAGAAGTTGCTGACGTAACTGGTGCAGGTGATACAGTAATGGCCGTTATTGCATATGGTATAGATTCGGATATGAATATATTTGATGCTTGTAAATTGGCTTGTTATGCCGCGGCTAGAATAGTTGAAAAAAGAGGTGTTGCTATAATACAACAGGACGATTTGGAACGCAATATCGTATGGACTAATGGGGTGTTTGATATACTGCATACTGGCCATTTAAAGCTACTTAGACACGCACACACGCT